TGTTATTATATACACACTAATTCCTAATACTGTTGGTTCAAATCCATTCATTTTAATTTATTTTAAATGCCATATATGAAAATGTATCACCAGCCTTATTAAAACTATCACCTACTAACGTTGCACTTGGAACACTAAAACCTGTAGACGTTAATGTAAGTCCAGTTCCGAATGTAACTTCAGCATTTGCATTATTCCAATTTAAAACTTTAGTAAGTGTAGGTCCAGTATCTCTTGCTGTATCAAATATTAACCAGTCTGTAGAAGAGGTTGAAGCGTTTTTGATAATTACCATATTTGGCTGAAAACCAACATTTACACTAACAGTTGCATTTGCGCCAGTGAACGTATCTATTTTTGAAAACCCATCTATATTTGAAAACAAAAAGTTTATATAACTATTACCACTCCCATTTGTTAATTCGTGTGCAAATGTATTATTACTAACATAAAAATTAGTTGCATCTGGAAGTAAACCAAATATATTTGCAGCTCCAGACAAAGTAAAAGCATTTGTGTAATTACGATAAACATAACCAGTTCCAGTCATCGGTGGATTTACTAAATGACACCAAAATTCTGCTACTGAACCTGAATAATTTTTTACAGTTTCCATAACAGGAGCTGATGTTAATCCGTGCGAAAGAGCTCTGTTTTGCACTTCATTTCCGCTATAAGTTCTAATAGCCACCCCTGTAGTATCACTTGCTTGAGGATTATTACTTCCACCTCCAGCTGACCAACAAAAAGCAACATAGTCTCTATTCAATTGATTACTCCCGTTACCGCTACCTAAAGTAAATCCATTTGAATCAAAAGAAGTTAAAAATGTAGAGTTTGTCTCTTCAAAATTATTTAAATTAGGATATAATATTTTACTAGCACCTCTTACGCTATTATATTGTCTATGATTGTCACTTACGCTATAAGCTTTAGTCCAAATTATGTCAGGCTGAAACCCCACGTTTATTGATTGTGATGCTCCAGTTCCAGTATAAGTTACTGCATTAAATCCAACAGGTCCAACAACAGGTTGAGTTGCTTCAGTTTCTATTATTTTTTTATTTACACTCATTATATTATACTTGGTAAATCATAACTCATAACTGCTTTTTTAGTAGTTAAAGCATTGATTTCATTTTCTACAACTTCTGATTGGTCTCTTAATGCTTGTCTTGCTGAAGTTATATCAGCAGGTATTGCATCTCCTGTTTCTTGATTTCTTATAATATACCAATCTGTTTTAGCAAGTTCAGCTCCAATCCTATGTTTAAAGTTATTTATTTGCTGCTCTTTTAATTCAGCTAAAGTTAACACCCAAGTTTTATTTGAAATATCTTTAGTAAAAGTTTCACTTGCAGAATCAAAATATAACTCACCTAAATCTTCTACTCTTGAATCGTAATCTGGAATTATTACATCATAAAAACCATAAGTCTTTAATTGCTCATCTGAAAGTAAATCAAATCCTCCAAGAACATTTCCCCAAGAAGATGGAAGTTTACTGTATTGTTTAATTTGTCCGTTTATATTTATTGCTTTCATATTATTATGGTGTTGTATCTGATGTATATGTTATTACTGAATAATTAAATACTGCATCTGCTGAATCATCTACACAAGCTATTTGTAAAAAGTTACTTCCAGTTCCATCATATTCAGAAGTACCTACTCTGTTAAATGTTTCACTTGTAGCAGCATCACTGTCAAGTGTAATTGTTTGTGAACCTGTTAGTCCATATATTCCAATTACTTGTCCTTGTTTAAAATTAGTAAAATCTAATTCTAATGCTCCTGTTAATGAAGCAGTAAATTCAAATGTAGTTCCAGCTGACCAGTCAATGCTAACTGCTCCTGAAGTATCTGATTTCTCTACTTTAGCTGTATATCTATCTTCTATTTTATCAAATGTTACATTGTCGTTTGCAAGTTTAGCTGTAGTCACCGCTCCATCAGCAACACCTCCTGCACCATTATATAACTCTGTAAAGTTATCATTGGTTTTATCCATAGCGGTTCTTAACGGGTCACCTGTTCCATCGTTTGCCGAAGTACCTATATTTATTGTTTGTTTTGCCATTTTATTTTATTTTAATATACTGTTGCGTCTGCTGTTAAAGTTGTGCTATCTGCACTAAATAATGTCGTATCTACCGTCAAGTATGAGCCGTCTGCATCAAAAGGATATATTATACCCCATCCATTCGCTTCATTAACGTTCCCAAACCAACTTACACTATATATTGACCCGAATGACATCTTTTATCTTTTTTAAATAACTACTTAATTTAAATTCGTTTTCTTTCTTTGGCTTATATGTTTGCTTGTTATTTTTCATAAAACCCAATTAGTAAAATTAACATCTCTTTCAGGATACATACCTCCATCTTGACTTCCTATATAATCAGGATAAAGGTCTAAATTATCATCCATGTAATCAATAAATCTTTTAGCATAAAAGTCTGCTGTTTCTGTAGCATGTTTAGTTAGTTTTGTTATTTCACTTTCTGAAACAGAAGTTGCATTTTCGCTATTATGTTTATATATACCTCCATTTGATATTTGATAAGCAGCATAAGGTAAATATGTTGCTTGTGTGTACCAAATAAGCATTGGTTTAATATATGTGTTGATTAATGTTTCATTTACACTTGATAATGTACTATTTATTACTTGAGTTTGTAGTGCATCATAAAACCTTGTACCTAAATAATTTTGTATATAAGTATCTTGAGCTACTTCTACAAACTGTATGAGTTTATCAGTATCTACATTCCCATCTATGATGGATTTTCTTTTTAGTTCTTCTAATGTAATAAATAATGCTTTCATTTTTTATAATTTGGATGATGTCCTCTGTTTGCCATATCTTTTGGTGCAATTTCGACCTCTGGAGCGTTTTTAGGCTCTTTTAAGCCATCTTTTATTGCTTCTTGTTCACTAACCAGGTTATTATCAGAAACCTTCTTCTTATATACCTTTAATTCCCAATAGTGATGACAATTTACACCGCCTTTATACTTAAATAATGAATAGTTCTGTCCTTTATGACCTAATTCTTTATTTACACCTCTAAAAGACATCATATTTATATCTTCTTTTCTAAATACTAAATTTTGACCTGTTAATAGCTCCATTCTTTGACAAAAACGTCTGCTATCTGCTGAATTTCTTACAGGACCATAAGAATATCTAACCTTATATGTTGAATTATCCTGTGATGATACACTATTAGGTTTAGCATCATCTTTTGACACTTCTGCAAGTTTAGTAAAGTCAAATTCTGCTTCTGTATCTTCTACTTTCTCTGTATGTATAAGTTCCCAGTCATTTTCATCTACTTTTTCACCTAAACTTTCAAGTTGAGATAGTAAATCATCACCCTCTTCATCATTAAAGTCATTTTTCTCTTGTGATGATAGCTTTTCACCTGTTTCTTCTTCTCTTTTAATCTTTGTTTCAATATTATCAAGTTCTGTAAACTCAATTGGTTGTAGAGTAACAAAGTAAAGATTAAGATTTATACCGTTAAATGCTAATAATTCATTAAAAGCATTAATTAATAGTGTTTGAAATGGTCTAATAACAATATTATCCATTAAAACAGATGCAGTTCTTAACTCTTCTGCATTATTTCCAAAACCAGTGTTATCTTTTATACCAAGAAGTATAGGAGAAACAACACCGTGACCAATCATTATCTTTTCTCTTGATTCTTTTGCTAAAAACTCATATTGAGCATGAGCATCTGGTAAGTTAATTGGTTCTACATTAGCTTGAGCTTCACTATCTTCATTAAAACATAAAATAAATTTACCTGCATTAGAAGACCCACTAAACTTCTCATATATTTTAGATTCTATAATCTGTTGAGCTTCATCTGATGGAATACCATTGTTAAAGTTAAGTAACATTGATGGCTGCAATCCATTTTTTATGTTGTTTATGTGATAGTTTGATACTTCCTCTTCAAGTGAACAATATTGTAAACATCCTTGATAATCTACTGGAGAATAATAATAAAAACCAGCTTTATATGGTTTTACACAATACATCTCTACAGTTTCACTTTTTCTACCAAATTTATATGCTGGTATTCTTTTAGGTTTATCAGATGGTTTTAACTCATTCCATTTAGGATGATAATAATATGCTTGTATCTTTCCGTCTTTTGCTTTTTCCGCTCTTAATGTTTCAGTAGGAAAATGCTTAAGGTGCATAATTTTAGTTTTTCTTTTATTATATACAACTTGTATTGCAGCTTGTCCAAGCAACTTTAAATCACTTACAATTCTTCTTACATCTTTATCTTGAAGTATTTGTTGCATTTGACCAAACTGAACAGCATTGTCTTCTGAATCTGTTGCATTTAATCCTCTACCATAAATTAAATCAGATATACCATTAACACATCTTGAGTTAGTTGGACTACCTGTATATTTTTCTATTAGCTCACCAAAATAGTTATTGCTATCACCATATTCTACCCAATCATATCTGGTAGATTCTTTTATAGAAGGCGTTTCATAACCTGATAGGTTTATTATTTTTACTTTGTTCATATTATTATATATTTTTGGTCATCCGTATCAGTTCCAACATATTCATTGTATTTATTACTGTTTAATGTGTGGTCTGTTGTATTATCAGTTTGAGATGTGCAATATGCCTTACCTCTGTATAATAAAGTACTTCCTTGTTTAAGTTCAAACGAATAACTGTTTTCAGCAGTTAAAATACTAAATGCAATAGACATCTGCAAGAAATTACCATTAGATGATAATGAAGATGTAATGTCATTTATTGTTTGAGTTTTTCTTGTACCGTCTTCTACGATAACCATAGATAAGTCACTAGCAACTGTATATGCTCGTGGTATTATACTTATTGTTTGAGAATCTGTTGTAGGTGATAATCTTATCATATCTATATAACTCAATATGTTTAATTATGTTCAAAAAAAAAGAGGCAAACTGCCTCCTTTTCTTTTAAGAACATTCTATGTTTAAGAATTAGTACCTACTGTTACAGTTACAGTTGCACTTGACATACCTGCGTATGGGTCAGCTGCTGTAGGTGAAGCTACAAAGTTAGCTGGTTTTGTTTCCATACCAGTTAATGTTAATGTATATCCACTTAAGTCTCCCATAGCAGCACCAGTTACAATTGTACCTCCTGATACATCTGCACCATGTTCAAGTCCTACTACCATAACGTTTCCGTTGTAATCTTCAACAGCAACGTGAGGTCTTCCATAAGCTAATAACTTTAATTCTTTATTATCTTCTTTAGATAACTTCTTAAGAGTTAAGTTAAGTGTTTGCTCATAGAATACAGTTCCGTTTTCTCTTGAAGCGTTTACTGTTTGTTCTAAAGATGAGTTTCCTTTTACTTCATATTTAAATGCTGTAAAAGTTCCTGACATATCAGTAATTTCATCATCTGTTAATGTTACAGTACCAAAGTCTCCGAAATCAGTAAAATAAACTGCTTTTATTCCACCAACTACATCTTTACAAGGTTCTTTTCTACCTAATGTTAAATCACAAGCCATAATTTTTATATTTTATAAAAAAAGGCAGGTAGTATAATGCCCACCTACCTTTTTTAAGTTGAACAATTTATTTATTATGCAGTAGCGTATAATACAATATCACCACCTATTCCATGCTGAATACCAGCAGTAAATCTCATTACGACTCTTACGTTTTGAGAACCATCAAGGTCAGCCATATCAATTACTTTTACTTCGTTTTGGTCAGATAATAAACCAGTTCCAAAGAATAAGTTTGATTTTTCAGCTGCTACAGCGTCATTGTCAGATAATCCAGGAGCGTGAACTACTTGGATACCATCAAATGATAAACCGCTACCCATATTGTACCATTGAGTACCTTGGTTGTTAGTACCTGCTGCTCCTAAACCAGATGCGCCAAAACCACCTAATGCTCTTACGTAGTTTCTATACATATTTCCTGGTAAGTAGATAGTCATATCTTCTGCACCATATACAGCAGATGGAATTGCATCAGCAATTTTACCAAGCTCCTCTATAATATTAGCTGCAGTAGATGCAGTACCTGTTACATCATTTACGTCACCATCTGCAGTTAAAGTAGTAACAAATCCGTCAAATTGACCAGATGTTGCGTTAGTACCTGTCCAGATGTTAGTTTCAATTCTTTGAGCTACTTTGTCTGCTACGTGAGCAATTAAAAAGTCAGAGAAAGAAGGAGGTAAGTTATCAAATGCAGAGAATCCCATTTGAGCTGCTTCCCAGTCACTTCTAAAGTCTTTCTTACATAACTCAAGGTTTACTTGAAACTCTTCAGGTTGTAAGATTCTTTCTGATAATGTCAATACATCTGCTTCACCTGAAAAGTCACAAGTTGCGTCTTTTACAAGGTCTCCTGAAACAGCTTTTTTCATTACCTGCTTATATTTAACGTTAGGTACAGTTGTAATGTTACCTTCAGCTAAAGTTTTACCACTTAATAGTGCTGCAGAAATATATTTCCCTGCAAATTCACCAGCGTAAGTAGTAGTTATTGGTGTGTTTAAACTATTTGCCATTTTAAATTAATTTAATTATTTACTATTTATTGCGTTTAATACTCTATTGTAAGTAGTGTTTTTATTTGCATTAGGAGCGAACCTAACACCAATTTTCTCACTTACTTCGTTTTCTGGTGAATGAGAGATTGCTTCAGCTGGTTCATCAGCAGATAGTTCTTGTGGAACTTCTTCTTTAGCCTCTTCTTTAGCTTCAATCATACCTTTTAATTTCTCTACCATAGATTTAAGTTCAGCGACTTCATCTTTAGTAGCATACTCTACAGCAGGAGACTCTTCTACGATGTTTTCTTCGTAGTTGTCCTCTTGTAGTTCTTCAGCACCTTCTTCTGCAGAATATGTAATTTTTTGTACATTAGCAGCAGGAGCTTCCTCTTTATTCTCCTCTTTAGCTTCTTTTTTAGCTTTAGGAGCTTCTTCTTTTAACTCAACTTCAGGAGTGTTTTCTTCTTCTTTAGATGAAGATAAAAGAACATCTTTGATTTTAGTTACAATTTCACTTGCTTTCATAAGATTCTTATTTATAGTTATTACTGATTTTAAATACTTTGTTGTATTTTTATGCTTTCTTTTGAATTACAAACCATTCAGTTCCATTACACCAAACCATTATTCCTTCGTATGCTTTATTTATTCTATAAGCATTTGTTGAGCCATCTAAATTTTGTCCAGCAGCAGGAGTTAAATCTGCGTGTGTACTGTTGTGAAATGTAGAATCAGATATAATTCTTTTCACTCTATTAAGATTTTTTGCAGCTGTTGCATCTGGTAGAGTAAGTTCCATAGTTCCATTTTCTCCAGACCAAGAAAGAACAATAAGTTCTACCTCATCATAAGTAGAGTCGTTTAAATCTACAGTTCCACCTGCTACACTTACTGTCAAAGTAGTAGGGTCTAGATGATTTACAATGTAATGCTGTAATTCTTCTGTTGTAATTTTTTTAGTTTCGGATGAATGCACAATAGGCATATTTTCTGTCCCATCTATATTAGCAGCTGTTACTGCGTTTAATTGTGATATTTTTTTATCTGCCATTATTCTAAAATTATTTTATCGTTATTTTCTGCTAATATTTTACCTCTGTTTTCTTGTAATAAATAATTACTTGTCTTATGTATGCTTCCTATTCCTTGTGCTTCAAGTGTACCATCACAACATTTTCTTGAATATGTTCTTCCATCAGGACATAAACAAGCTCTTGATGAACTTCTTGGAGAAGAATAACTTAATGTTGCATTTTTTCTTCTTCTCATTTTATTGGAACACAATTAGGCACTTTTCTACCATCTTTATCTTTCATACCTATCTGCTCATATCCATCCTGGCAAGGAGCTTTTAGATTGTGTTCCTCACAAGGCATATACCAAGTGTCACCTTCGTACTCGTGTGTATGATACCCTGAACAGCCAATATCTTCAGCAGCTTTTTCTGCTTCTTCTTGAGTTGTATAAGCAGCTCTTCCATCAATAATAGTTGATGCTGCTTCTATTGCATCAAGTCCTTTAAGTTTAGATGTTACCCAAGTTAACATTGATTTACCTCCCCATAATAAATATGAGATAGTTCCACAAGCTTCATTATTTCCTTCCTGATAATAAGCAGAAGCTCTTGATAAATATGAATATATGCGTTTAAGAGTAGGTAAAGTAAATTTTTCTCCTCTTTCAAGTTGTCTTGCTCTAACCTTACCAACTTGAGTTGCACATTTATTATTTACAGCTTCATTGTATTTAATTCCTCTTTTAGCGTTGTTTTTTGCAGACTGTGGATATCCTCCATAAGATTCAAGTTCTACTTCTTCAGATAAACTTGCCAGTACTTCTGCTAATTCAAACTCTGCATTAAGTTCACTTAAACATTCATTACAAAGATTTTCTTCTATACTTTCTTTTGGTCTTTCCAGTCCATCAGCAAAGTAACCTTCTATAGAGAATCCTTTTACTTCTCCTTCTTTAACTGCTCTCCATACATCATCGTTTAATACTTTCATTGATACCATCCAAGTTCCTTTTGGTAGGTCAAATCCATAAGCAGATGCTTTATCATTCTTTGGGTCTTCAATAAGCCAAGATTCTACAACAGACATATCTGATAATTCAAATGAATGTTCAAATGTAGAATTTCTATGTTTGCTTTTAATAAAGAATAATTCTGATGCTTTTCTTACTGTATCTTCAGAGAAATATATGTAGTAATCTTCATCATCAGTACCTTTTCTAAATATCTTCTTGTTAGGAATAAGTGCAGGACCCATAAGTATTCTTTGTTCTGCATCTACTTCAGCAAGTTTAATATCTTTATGTTCTTTTAGTGCAATAAAGTCTTCTTCTATTGCAGGATTTTCAACGACAGAGATAGCTTCAATACCGCTAATCTCATTTTCTTCGTCTATAATAAGTTCTATTATTTTTTCCATATCTAAATAACTATATTGAGTTCATTTTGTTTTATTATCCTATAGATGCTCCTTCAATAGTACTGCGTTCAAGCTCTTGTGCTGTTGATACATCAGACGCTACAACATAAGCTCTTAATGGTTTATCTTCGGCTTGTGATATTGTTTGAGCAAGTTGACTTGTTTGTGTTGCACCTACTACATTGAAGGCTGGAGCTGAAACTGAAGGTGTTCCTCCACCGCCACCGATATTTGCAGATGGAACTAAATTCTTAATTGCATTTTGTGCTGTTTTTCTTGCTTTAACTATAGAAGCTATCATTCCAACTATAGAAGCTCCAAAAACAATAGGACCTGCAATAGCACCTAAATCTCTTATAAATGTAGGTAATGTTCCTGTTGCCTTTTGAGTATCAACTGCTGCGGTTGTTGCTGAATCTGTCATAAGTTTTGACGCTGACTGTTTAAGTAAATCTGCATTTATTTGAGATTCTATTTTAAATAGTTTTAAGTCCATTAATGCCTTACCCATAGCAATAGTTTGTTGTAATGTAAACATATCTCTTTCTGCTTTAATTTTTCTTTTTTCAGCAGCTATTTCTCTTGCTTCTATTTCTTTTAATCTTTTATCTTTTTCTTGTTGTGTAAGAGAATCATTTTGTAACACCAAGTCTTTTTCTCTGTTTATTCTATCTATGTTAGCTTGATGATATGTTTGTTGAATTTCATTTAGTGATGAAAGGGTTGAAGTTACACTTGAGAAAATTTGATTTAAACCTTGTTGAGCTTGATTTACTTGCCTTAATATTATTCTTTGTGATTCCTCCCAATCTCTAATAAATTCATCAGCAGTTTTGTAACTTAAAAAATCTTTGTATAATTTATCGAGAGTGTCTGAAAATTCATCGCTTTGTTCTAATAGATAATCTTTGTAATCAGATAAATCCTTTTCTCTTAAGTCTCTTACTTTTTCCACATATATCTGCCTTAATAAAAATTTATCTTCTTCTGTGGCATTCAAAGATTCTAATTCTTCTAACTGTCTTTTAAACTCTAATTCAAGTAATTTATAATCACTTTCAGCTTTTAAATCTTCTAACTCGTTATAAAGTTCTTGTCTTTTCTTTTTTAATTCATCACTATAAGTAACTTCTACTCCAAAAGATTCTTTTAATAATTCTATCTCTTTAGTTATGGTTTCAATTCTTTTTTGAGCATTTAAAGCATTTGTTCTTGCATCCCCTTGTAATTTTTTATTATTTTCGTTTCTTCCTATTTCAAGATTTAGAAGAGCTTCTTCCCTTTTAGTTTCTTGTTCATTTAAATCCAAAAGTTTATCTAACAAATTAATCCTATCAATTTGTAATATATTGTTGTCTCTTAATACCTTACCCTCTTTTATACCTGCTTCAGATAAAATTTCAGAAGCTAATTGTAGAGCTGTCTCTGTATCTCCCAACTCTCTTGTTGTATCATTATACTTCTCAACTACACCTCTTAATGATTCAAAATCGGTTGAAAATGACTGAATTTGTTTTTTTAAATCCACCGACCTTTGTTTTCTTAATTCTATGTTTTTTTGTAGTTCTTCATTTTCTTTTTCTAATGCTTTTCTTGCTTCATCTGTAGCATTTTTTGATTTAAACAAATTTTCTCCAAAAGCATCAAGAAGTGCTATTAATGTTTGAAATGCTAATATAATTCCTAAAGGACCCATCAATTCTCTTCCTAACATTTTAAAAGTTCTACCAACTCTTGCAAAACCCTTAACATTATCGTCTACCTTTCCAACCATTGTTATAAATAAAGTAGATAATTGAGATAGGTTGTTTGCTACACCTCTTATACCATAAGGTAAATCCGAAATAGTACGACCAAGTTCTGTAAGAGTAGCACCAGCTAAACCAGCATTTGTAGTCATACTTTCTCTTCCGCTTAAAGTATTGTTAAAGTTTTTACTTGCTAATTGAGCTTTTTTTAATTCAGAAGAGAATTTTTTTACACTAACTTCTGCCTTACCTATTTTATGAACAACTTTGCCTTCGTCAAAGACAATTTGAAATATCATTTTATTTATTTCTGTAGCCATATCTATTGCGTTTAATGCTTTCTTTCATTTCTTTCCATGTAGTAGGAGATTTGTATCTTCCCTTTGCTACATCTATATAATAACTAACTCCATAAAAGTTATCTGTCTTTAATGCTTCTATTAATAATCTTATCATTATTCGTCTGTTTGGTCTGCTGTTATAATTCCACTATCTACATATATATCTGTTGCATCTACTGTTAATGTTCCTTCTGCTGGAGGTGCAATTGGTGATGATTCAGCAACACAATCTGCATTGTATATTAAATTATCTTCACCTCCCATATATCCGTGATTGTAACACTCATAACTAATTGTTCCAAAATCACCATTTACAGTTACAGTTACTGTGCCTGAATAATAAGTATATGTATTTCCATCAAGTCCTGCTTTTGTTCCTCCTGTAGTAGTACCTGTATAACTTATCCTATCTTCTTTACCAAAATTATGGAAAGCTATTGGATGTGCTGCTGGTACATTGTTTAAGACATAAGTTCCTTGTCCCATTTGATAAGCTCCATACTTATTGTCAAAATAATATATATTCCCTGCTGATGTTGCTTCTACACTTACATCAAATTCTCCTGATAAACAAGAGAAAGATTTTATAGAATAATATCTCTGTAACTCTAAATTAGACTTACCATTTACTAAATTTACATCTATTTTGTTTATACTATAAGTTTTACCAGATATTCTTATTTTATCAGCTAAAGAGAATTTAGATAAGAAAGCATTTGTTAAATTAGCTTTTACTTTAACAAGTCTTGATTTTACATCAAATAAGTGTGTAATGTAGTTCTTATAGTATAAATTAAATAAATTATTTATATTACTTGATTCTCCTGACTCATATACTCTATATTCATCTATTTCTTGACCAAAGTGATTAGATAGAGAATTTTTGTCAGTATTTATTGAATTTAGTGGTATAAAATAATTTGTTATACCTCCTGTTGCAGTTACATAAGAAGTAAATCCTGTTGCATTTCTTGATAGATAAGGTATTTGAGTTCCACTTGTTTTTAGTTCTGGATAAAACAATAATGGTTTTCCAATATGTGGATTGTATTTTTGCTCTTCAAAAGAAGATGATGTTGAACCAGTATTTCTTTCAGCATTTCCTTTTTTTATACTATAACCAACTTGCAAATCCGTTAAAGTTCCGTCTGTTGAATTTCTTAATCTTTCAAACTTCATATGAGCAAAAGGTGGTTTTATTTCATATTTCTTCTCACCTCTTGATTGTGGAGCATCCCATCTTTCACCTCCCCACTCTAAACCAAATTGATTTTTATGTTGGTCAGCAAGTATAGCTTCTGTATCCTCATATTTAAATTCTATTTGACTATATGGCAAAACTCTTTCTACAGAAGCAGAAGTAATATCTATTTTATCAGTTATATCAAGTTCGTTGTTAGAAGATGAGTAATAAGCATCAAATGTCATTACTCTAATTCTTTTTGTATTAGATTGACCATATGTATAACTTGTATTTGTTTCACCTTCTACATAACAAACTAAATTAAACATTTTAAACAAACCAGATAAAAAGTCTATTATTGTCATATCAGGCATATTGTTTCTAATAGAAAAGAACCCATCTCCTGCAACTATATCTATAGCTCCAGCACCAATTGTATCTTCCGCAACGTCATAATCATCAGTATCAAACAATGTCTCAAATTTTGCTTGAAAACCACCACTAAAATCTATAGCAACACTATCATCTGTAATTATTACAAATTCATATTCTCCATCTTGTTGTACGTCAAAATACAATGTTTTAGTTCCTGTATTACCAATAAATGATTCTAAAACAGAACCGTTTCTTAATACATTTACATTGTATGAAGAACTTGTATTTGGTGTTGATAAAGTAAACTTACAAATTACTCTCTCAACAGGTGTATTATCTATTCCAGAAACTATAATTTTATTACCAGTAGAACCAGATGTTGAACCTAATGAATCTACTGCAGTAATTGTGTAAATAGGCGTTTGATAACCAGAAGAGTTTAAACTCACATAATTTGTACCTATTGTAAATGTGTTTACTTTTGTTTCTTTTGGTGTTGAACTAAATAAAGATGTTTCTTCTACATCATTATTAAGCCACATATATAATTTATAGTAATCTTCATTTGCAGTATTGAAGAAATCAGTAGAAAACTCTATGTTTGCTGTATTAGAGTCTTTATTTACTTTTTTCTCAATAGCTCTAACTATCTCATCAATTCTTATTGCAGGTTTCAAGTATTCGAACTTAAGTCCATTAGCATTATCATCAGCAACATAAGTGGGTCCAAAATATAAATTACCATCATTAAGTTCACCATAAAAATTTGTATCACTTGAATAATATAACCTTTCTGTTGTAGATATTAACGGAACAACTATTGGTTGTGTAAAAAACAGTCTTGTTGTTATACTTCCTGAAGAAGGAGCAGTTGTAAATGTTATTGTACCTTCATTTCTGTCATAAGTGTAATTGCTTGATGTTTCTTCTACATCATTTATATATACTCTAAAATCATCTTTAGAGCGAGGGTAAGGATTATAGTTAATTAAATTAAATTTCTTTTTTATACCATTACCACTTCCTATTTGCATTGCAGTTGAATCAAGGAAGTTTTTGCTACTTGTCAAATAATCATAAAAAGCATCATTATTTGAACCATCGTAAGCTTTGTTTCTTATATCAAACTCATCTAAAAAGTCAAGGTCTCTTAATTTAAGATTATTAAACAATTCTTTTAATGTTCTTAAATTACCATAGAAAGTTATTTTATAAGCATTCGCTTTATTGTACTTCATATCTACACTATCAAGTGTAATATATCCTTCTCTAAAAGGTCTATCATTTATTTCTATTCTTGCTTCTTTTGCAGACCTTGCATCAAAACCTCCTTCTACAATATCATAATCGTAGAAGTGTTTAAATACTTTATTATTTCTTGATGTAGCAGGAAGAGAAAAGTTTCTCGTAAAGTCAGTAAATAGTTTGTCAGGACTACGAAAATCCTTTATAGAACTTACTAGGTTTATTGAACCATCTTGAAAAACATCAACCTGTTCATTTTCTATATAGAGTTGTATTCTTTGGTTCATTATCTAATATTGTTGATTCCATCAAATGCGTATTCAAATTTAACAGTATAATTTACAAGTTTGTCGTTTAGATGTGTTTTATAATTAAAGCTACTATCTTTTATGTTTATAGGAACAGTTCTGTTTTCTTCTGTAATCCAAACATCTTCTGATTGAAATAATTGTCTCATTACTTCATTAAATTCTTCTTTTAGAAATCCAGTGTTTAATGTAAGTGATTTTTGTGTACTTACATCTTGAACTATATTTGAAGGATTATATTGGTTATAAGAAACTCCTGATGAAGATGATGTTATTGTACTTGTAGTAAAGTTATCTCTTTTTACATTTAAATCATCTGTTCTTTTCTTATTAAAATATAAATCTTGTACTGCACCAAATTTATTTATAAACGATATTTTATAATTTGTGTATTTAGGTTCACAAGTAAATATTGGATATATTGTTTCTATAGCATTTCCTGTTTGACTATTATATGTTGAAGAAGAAGTATTTGATGAAACAATTTCTATTTTACTTGCTTGAATTGTAGTTGAAATATATCTAATATAACTATTAGAATCTGAATTTCCAGGATTTCCTGTAATTGGTGAAACAGTTACACCTCTTACTTCCGTCTCATTACCTGAACTATCTTTTGTGTAGAATATAACGTTTTTAACTCCATTTGGTCCTCTATATACTGGTATAAAATATTCTATATTTTCAGGTATATATAAATGAGTATTACTAAACATTTTAGATGATGTTAATGGTGAATTTATACCATCTTCAAAGTAAGTATATCCTTTTGTTGCTATGCCATACGCTGTTGAAGTAGTAGGTGTTAAAAGGTCACTATATTGATTTGTCTTTGTATAATACCACCAACAAGTAGTTTTTATATTATTGTAATCATTATTAAACTCAACATTAATATAATCTTGTACAAGCTCTCCTATTTCAAATCTTATTACATTGTTTGAGTCAGGATTTTTTTTTGTTATAGTATATTGAGCTTCTGTTGGTGCAGGAGTATAACTTCCAGTCCAGCAATACAATTTTAAAGTAGAACTTGTTAGTGTTGCCATTGTTTATTCTTTCTTATATAACTAAAATATAATTTTTAGTATTACTGAATACTTTAACAAAATATAACATCATAAACTTGACCTTCAGGAACAGGGTCAGAAAAACTTGAACTTCTACCTATACTAAATACTATATTAGTTTCTGTCTTGTGAAATGAGTTAGAATATATAGTGCTATAACGATTTGATAATCCAGCGTCAGAATATAAATATACACCATCTCCAAATGTACCTGTATAATATACAGTTTGTGGAAAAGTATCTATTTCTTCACAAGCATCATTATCATCAGACCTTACACTTGTAGATATTCTAATTGCTTTAACATCTGTTGGTGTTTCTTCATCAGGTGGTGCTGGAGGATTTACTGCAGCATCACAAGTATCACAATTGTCATATCTAACTAAATCTTCAATGTTTATTGTTGTTGTTGCTGATGTAGAACTTGATTCCTCATAACAAACTCCATTATATTCAACAGTAGGAAATAATGTTGACCATTCATTAGCAGTTAAATTATTCACACTTCCAAACACAATTGTTTGTTGACTATCATTACACTGTTCATATCTTCTTCTATATGGAAGACCTGTTACTGGAGGAGCAGTAGAACCACCTATACAAGTATCACAATCGTTAAAAGGAGTCCAAAATAAATCTTCAAGCACAGATGCGTTAGAACTATAAGCTCTAATATCTCCAATGTTGTTGTGTAATTCATAAACTCTATGCCTACAAGTTTGAGTATTAGCACCAGCTCTTAACACATTTGGAAGAGCTGAATTAGATACAACATAAAACAATGCTCCTCCTGTACTTCCACATAATCTATAAGCACCATAATATTTGTTAGGGTCAACTACAACTTCTTCCTCTACAGTTATATCACCAACACAAGATTCACAAGTTCCATAAGGTTGTAGTCTTTCAATGTCTGATGTTTGTAAAGTAAAGTTTGGTGTTGGTAAGGTGTAACTGTCTGCATATATCTCTATTATTTCATAACAACCAGCACCTCCTGATTGACCGAAATCTTTAAAGCTTAATATCTGATTCAATTGATATTCAAAATTATCAAATATTATATATTCTATTGCTCCTGGACTTGTTTGATTTGGACATCTTCTAACAGCAACTTTTTGAATATCAGTTGTCGGTTGACTAACTGGAGGTCCTTCACAACCATAATTTATACAAGGTCCTGGAATACCATTTGCTTCTATATATCTATAATTATTATTTGTACCTGTTGTGCTATTAGAATAAGTTCCTGCCGATAAAGAAGGTGATGAAGAACCTTCTGGGTTACTAAAGAATTTAGTACCTACACAAAAATCAGTTACAGCATTTCTATCGCCATATATTGTTACTGTTGTACCTGAAGTACAAGCTGTATCACTTGCAGAACCTGTGGCTGCATATCTTAATGTAAAACTTGGTCTATCTTGCCAAGTTATTTGTTTGTCATCATCTGCAGTTTCATCTGTAACACCATCACCACTAACCTTACAATTGTAATAAACGTCTCCAGCAGTTGTTTGTGTTTCACCTCCACCGCCAATTTCATTTATAATAAGTGTTGATGAAGTTTCTCCTGATATATCAGAAAGATTTCCTTCTGAACTTCCTTTTTGCCATTGATAAGTAGGATTTGTTATGTTTTGAATAACAGCAGTTAATACAGTTCTTTGTGATACAAAAGCAAATCCTTGATTATTACCATCCTCTGTTGACATATTAATTGTAACTTTAGGAGTTAAAGTAATAGTTGTATCAGGTTCAGAGTCAGTGCCACAAACAAATATTCTTGAAACATATCCAGGAGGATAACTTAATATTAAAACATAATGATTTTGAGGATTATTATTTGTGTCAAATAGTATAAATTTATGCCACTGGTCAACTCCACCAAAAAGACTTGATAAATTATTTTGTGAATCTTTTTGTGTATATAATGAAGTTCCTTCTGTTATAGACCCATTATAATACACCTCTGTATCTGCATTTAAATCACAAGCGTTATTTCCACCTGGACCAGGTATTTCTATTGATGTTGAAGATATTATAGCTGGATTAGGAACTGTGGTTGATTCTTCAACTATTTCTGTTTCTTCTCCTGTAGCACATTCTACATAAGCACTAATTCTACCATCTGCTACTGCTCCAATTATTCCATTATTGTTAGTACCTATTTTATAATATCTACCATCACTTGCATAAGGAGTTTCTAATGATTGGTCACTAAATAAAGTTACACCATTACCAATAGCTGTTTGTCCATCAAGTAAAACAAAATAAGCTGTTTCTACTGCATCATCAGCACAAGCTAAAGTATCACTAGTTCTTCCTACTATAGAAACCAAAACTGAATCTGGTGTTTCTTGAGGTGTTTCATCATATATTTTTACAGAAGTAGATACTGTTGGACTTATATCATCTAATGTTAATGTAAATGTTTCGAACGGAAGCTCACTTGTTGAATCTCTTCTTGCTTCAAACTCTTGTACTGCTGTATTATTAAATATTTGAAATGAACCTGTTAGACTATTTCTAACTAAATCATCAGCAGAAACTCCTGTTATTGTAAAAGGTACTGATGAATTATTAGGTACGTTTTGTGTAGTTAATGTTATAGTAAACGGACTTCCCTCTGTTGCTGATGTAACACTTCTTGTAAGTATATATGTATCATTTAAATCAAGAGTACCTGATAATGTTGAAGTCAAATCAACATCAACTGCAGGTGTTGGTATTGTACCACTAAAACTTGCTGTTGAAGCTGCAAGTGCAGGGTCTGCTGTATAACCTGATGCTACAGATAAAGCAATATCAAAACTATATGTATCACCTGCGATACCCGTAACACTATATGTTGAAGTTTTACTTTTAACTAAAGTTTCTACTGTCTCTGATATGTTTGTTGCATTTTTTGTAACTGTACCAGAGTAACCAGCAGATGAAAAAGAAGGTAATATGTTATTAGTTATTGTTAGTGTTACTGTCTTTTGTTCTGTTGTAGCAAAATCAACATTAAATGCAGAAGATGTAACTGTTGTTCCATCTGGTGATGTAGCACTTACTGTATAAGAAAATTGTTGTTGTGATGCACCTCCTCCTTGCGTTTCAGTAAATACAATATCTTGACTTGTTCCTGAAGCACTACCACCAGACCAATTATAAACTCCTCCTGAAGGAATAAAATTAACTGGTTTTGCACGAAGGGTTATATCTGTATCAAACACTCCTGAACCAGGACTTGTTCTTTCTGTTCCATCTGCATCAACTTGTACTATGTTTATAGATAACGCTTGTTCAGGTGTTCCTTCTGCTCCTGATGATGTTATAAAATACGGACTTCTTGAATTTACTTTAACTGTTGCCATTTAACTGTTCATTTATATCTTTTAAATAACTCTCTTCTATATCTTTTGTTAAAGATACCATAATATTTTTACTTACAAAATCAATAAATTTAGAACCTTGATATCCAAATCTCTGAATTGTACCTTTCTCTGCTATTGACCTTGCAATCATCCAAGCAATATCTTTTGGTCTTTTATATTTAGGATTTATAGGCTGAAGGTTTCTTGATTCTACCCATTGTAATATTTTATTTCTTGGTGGCATTTTTCCTGGTCCTCTTCCTTCTTCTACAAATATTCCATAATCTTCAGCAAATATATTGATGCCTGTTTGAGTTACTACACCATAAATACTATTTTGAAGTTTACCTGATGCAACCAAACCTTGCTGTGCAAGGCGGTCTTTTAGTTGGGTTACAATTTTTTCTTTGTATTGTTCTAATGTAGCTTGAACTCTTTTCATTAACAAAGAGATAATTCATTGGTTGGTACTTCTATGTTTACTGTTACTCCCCATCCAGCTAATTGATTCTCGAAGTTATCTTGAAATGGTTCTGCAGTTACACTTGTAGTAATTTGAAAGTTATCAGAGAAAGCATCTCCTCTTCTCATTTCTTGTTGCAAATCATTTACCACCTGTAGTTGAGTGTTTAGGATGTCTTGTAAGTTGTCATTTCCAAACATCATATCTTCAGTTTGTTTTTCCTTTGTTATATCTACTACGTCTAAACATAATATTCTAATAGAAGCTGACATGATGCGTTCATTAAAAGTTACATTTCCAAACACAATATGAGATAATGGAAATATAGAAGTCTTGTTTAAATCAACTTCTGTTATGTCACCGAAAGTGACGGTTTTAGTTATTCCATTTGCTCTTAATATTTCTTTTAGTTTGTCTAATACTGTATAAACTTGTCTCATTTTAAATTCTGTTTTATCATTTTACTTTCTAATTCGTTTTTCTCCTTCTCAAACTCTAACCAAGTTAAACATTGAGAAATGGGGAGTTTTGTAACTTCTTCAAATTTTCTGACATCTCCTCCAGCGAGTGCGTAAATTGATTGATACCAACCCCACTTTGCTCCAAATGTTGCTTGAAATCCGAGTCCGCCTTCAGTTGATTCGCCAAAGAGTCCATCAAATGTTTCGACAATTCGGTCCCTAAACTGTAAAAAAAAACCATCGCTCCAAGTGCTGCCTGTATAGGAGAGTCTTTCATTACTTCGGAGTATTTATCAGAACCCTCATAATCCTCTATTAGATAGAAATTATTCTTCTGATGTATAACTGGTCTATATAATACTGCCATAGCTTTGTGCATCTGCTGCCAGTCTCCAATATATTTTTCTAAATCCACAAACTCTCCCATTGATATATCTTCAAGTTTAGGAATAAAGCCAAACGTTACTTTATTACCATCTGCATCTACCATATCAAATTTATTGTGTAGAGTATTTTTTACGTTAAATAACTCGTTTATGTGATTTATTACAGAATTAAATTCAGTCATAGGTAATTTATATGCCTCTTTTAAATTAATACCACAGAAACATTCTAATAGCTTTAGATTAGAAAACCCTACCTCTTCTTGTGTAGGTTCTTCTTTCTCTGTTAAATGCTTTACATCCTTTATATACTTTTGATACCAACTTAACTTAATGTCCTGCAGAGAGGTAGGGATGTTTAGTGTGACCGTATTATTCATATTAGTATAACCTTATATTATTATTATGTACTAAAATACGAAAATAAAACAAAACTTAAAAAGTTAGTTATATTTACGAAGAGTTTCTAAAGACATAATTCTTTTTCCAAGATTATCATTTGAGACTCTTCTCAAAAGAAATAAGGTTAGGTTTAGGATAACTCTATCCTTTTTTGTAAATTTAGTATATCAATCTGATATTTTTCATATTTAAGTTTGAAAGCCTTGAATCTATTTCAGGGCTTTTTTTTGTTTCCGCTTGAATTTTCTTAAGTGGAGAACTCACCCCCACTTACTTTCATTTTACGTTCTTTTTTCCATTTCCCCCAATTTATCCAAATTTAGTTATTGAGTTGAGTATAAAAGATATTTATAGATGTGTTGAATTTATAAGTATTTTTTATCAATAAAAAAAAACTATATCTATTTATCAATACATTATAATATTTTATAATTTTATTTTAAAGATGTTTAAGGGCCTTAAAATATTAATCTATAATAATAGTAGCAGGGCATAAAAAAAGGGCCTAAAAAGGCCCTCTAATTAACAAATAAATAATTAACATGAAAAAGAATTGACTGATTAATATGTAGAATAATTAATCATTTATTTGTATTATATAAACTAAATTATTTTTTGAACATATTTAATATCATGTCCATTTCCTTATCAGATAAATTATTAACCCTATCCCAATTTATAACGCTTGATTTTTCACTATTGAAAGCGTTATTAATTGAGTTTAATTCTTTATCAAAGTTTTTGTTTTTATTTTTCATAATTGTTTTTATTTTAAGTTTAAAATGTTTTGAGGGTCATTGTTAAATATTTCCTCGAGTGTTTTTTTCTTTTTATTTATTCTGTTAATTTGTTTATTTATTATTTTATTTAATTCCTGTAAATCAATGTCTAATTCATGTTTCATTAATTCATTATAAATTACGACATTATTATTATCATCCTTTGTAAAGGATATATTTATTCTAATATGTGACGGAACTGATAAATAATTATTATCATCGTATTTTATTTTATGCTTTGTTTGAGTTATTATCATCGTTTATTTATTTAAGTTAATTACTTTATTATCTTTTAAATCATATACGGCCAATTGGTCATATAGATTACCAATTTTAATTGCGTCATCTTTACTATCTAAATGTATGTTTAAATCTAAATAGTAGTTATTATTTTCGTCCATCCATCCGCCCAATGAGTCAAATTTGTTTAAATTCTTAACGTTAATTAATTCATTAGCTTTTGGGGTTTTTCCTTTGTATATATTTTTAATTGATACGACAAAACGAGCTGAAGTATTTTTTAATTTATAAGTAAAAGGAAGCTTATTTTTAATATAGTAAGGTATTGTATTTCGTTTCATAATTAAAATAATATAAAATGTAATGTAAAATAACTAATTGCAAAAATTAAAATTATGGGCGTTAAATATTCATCCATAAAAAAATAAAATTTGTCAATGTTTCTATCCTTCCTTAAAAAATATTTTATTCTTTTTGGCGTGGTTGCGTGCGGATAGTTAGTTGCATAATTAACCGCTTTTAATAATTCTCTTTTTTCTGTTTCGTTTGCCTTCTCATATAATTGAGTAACTTTGAAACGTGCTAAAGTTAACTGTTTAATTGATATTCTTTTATTTTTCATATTATTTGTTTTTTTAGTTGTTCTAATCTATTACTTAATTTATTTAAAGATAAAAGTATCTTTTTACCTTTGTTTTTATTAATAATAGGTTTATTTAAATTTTTCATATAGCTAAATTACGTTATCAATATTAATCTAATGTTAAGTTAACGTTAAGAAAAGGTTAAGCTTTTGATTAGCAAATTATCAATTAAATATTTTGTAATTTTGCAAATTGGTTAAGTTTATAAAAAATGAGCTATACAAATTTTTTAGCACAAATACAAATATTTCTACAATTTAGAATCATTCTAAATAAGGAAATTATAAACCTACTGCGTTTAGGTACTGCGTTTAAGAAACCTACTGCGTTTAATGACGTACTGCGTTTAAGAATAGTTTTCTATTCTCTTGCGTTAATCTTTCAACTTCTTTTCTTAATTGTACAATCTCAATCGCTTGAGACTGCACAATTTCTTTTGTTGTTTCACTGCTAAAATTTAATTTTACATTATTCATAATTTCTATTTATTTATATCTTCTATTATCTCAATAATTTTATAGTACATTTCACTACGAACAACGTCAATAATTGAATCATAATAATTAATTGTCTCCTCTTCAGTTAAATACCTGTCTTTTAATTTATGATTAAATAAATCAAATTGTATTATACAAGCTAAAGCATCGTTCATTGAAACAATAGTTTCATCCAGGAAATTAAATAAGTACGTGCTTGTCTTCCCTTTTGCCGAACCCAAATCAATCTCTTTTAATGTCTGGTACTGTTCATTAATTACTTTTACTGCTTTATCGAAATTAAACTTTCTAAAAGTTCCTCTTTCGTACTTCCAAAAATTAGTTTTCATTATATTCAATTTCTATTTCATCAAGTAAATAATCATATCTTGCAACTTTTAAAAGTCTATTATCTAAATAAAACCTGTATTCATGAAGGTTAGGTTTAATTTCTCGGTGTGTTGTTTTAGTCTTAAAAAATTTATAAGACCTATCAACGCTCGTACCTATATAACAATCAAGTTCTCCGTGTTCATTAACACCGTAACTTTTATTACCTTTTCTATTATTTCTTGCATATGCACAAGAATCTATTTCGTTCCATATTGGATATTGTCTTCTCCCCATTTTATTTATTCTTTAATTATTCCTTGATTAATTAATTGTCTTGCCGTTCTACCGAACCAGCCTTGTAAACTATACGCTGTTCTTGTGTCGTGTAAATATTGCCACGCCTCAATAACTTCGTTTTTTGTACCGTCAATAAAACCTTCACAAAGGCCAACTGCGGTATAACTATCTAATTTATTATTTTTCATTTTTAAGTGTTTTAAAATTATGCAGCAAATATTTAAAAAAAAGTTATATCTAATGTTAAGTTAACGTTAAGAATTTATTATCTTTGTATTATGATTAAAAAAGTATTGAAATTATTTCCCTTACAAAAAATATTACTATCCAATGTTAAGGTAACGTTAAGAAAAGGTTATCAAATTGTTAACGCCAAACCTATTGCGTTTAAGAACCTACTGCGTTTAAGAATCGCAAAACCTACTATGTTTAACGATAAACCTACTGCGTTTAATGACTAACGTATCACATAAACGCCTTTATTTGCGTTGGCGAGGAAATATTGTGCAGAGTATCGAAGTGCGTCTAACTGATGGTTCCATTTATCAACAGGTCTTTCGTTCCTCTCATGCCAAACATAATTATTTAGCTCTTTTATTAGCTCTGTACTATCAGCGTCAATTACTAAATCAAAGTCTTGAACAAGAGCAATCCCTGACAGAATAGACCCACTGCGTTTAACGGTTGGTTTAATATTACAATATTCTTGTAGCTCCGAGATAAGTCTTGGCTCTGCGTTATCACATATAATTAAATTATCTTCTGCATAACGTCTATTGAGTTCTCCTATTTCTTTTGTAGATAATCCTGGCTTTGCATACATTGTTTTAATCCACATCATTTTTCTATCTTTATCTACTGCTACTTTAATTAAGGTTGTTGGGTCCACAGAGAATCCAAAGTCTTGACCAAATATAAAATCTGCACTATCATTAAACATACCAGTTCTCCAATTAGAAAATACAACTCCTTCTGCTTTATCAAGCCATCCTCCAAGTATCTGGTGATTATATCTATCTGGTCTTCTGCGTCTTATATCTTCTAATTGTAATAGGAATGATTCAGATAAGTTTTCTATATTATCTTTAAATGTAGTATGTATATAAGTTACGTTGTCTCTGTAACCATTGAATCCAGCATTTACTCCTTTACCTGCAAAGAACCTTTGATATATCCAATGCTCTTTTGTTGCTGGGTTTAATATCATAATAACCCTATTAGGTTTGGCTTTACTTCTAACTGATTGGTCTATCTTATCAAAATCCTCTTCTTTTACAAGCTCTTCTGCTTCATCAAGCACCCAAGTAGTAATCCCACTAATCGACTTTAAAGCTGCTGTTTGATTACCTGCAGAAGTACGAATACCTTTAAAGAGTATTGAGCTACCAGTACTTACGTTTAAGATTTCATCTTTAGTAATACGAAAATGCTCCATAATACCATAAAGTTCTAACTTTTCTAAAAACTCTGGAATAATAGAATTGGCAGCAGATATCATTGTATAACGAGTAAAAAGTATCTTATGTCCCTGTTCGAACGTTAGAAAGGCTAAAAATGTGGTTATAGCGAATGATTTACCACTTCCTCTACCTCCTGTTATAACAAAGTACCTTGTATCGTTACCAAGAGCATTATACTTCTTGTTCAGTATCGGCTTCTTCATCGTTAGATAATTCTATTGTTTTATCATCTTCTTGACTGCCAGTAAACAGATTTTTTATATTAATATTTACCTTTTGTTGTTTCTCTTCAGGAGTATCAAGAGGCTTACCATACTTATACTCAAATAGTAGTTTAAGATGTGGAAAAGAACTTTTGGCTTGTTCTGCTAATGACTCCCATGCTTCTTCCTCGCTTCCAAATACTTTTGCCATTGCGTTAAGAGCGTAGATTCCGACTCGTTTTCGTTTGGCATCGTTAAGAGCAGCAGAAGATGTGGGTCGTACAGTAGGCACGTTTCTAACGCCTGGTTTTCGTCCATTGTTTCTTCGTCCATCATTTTCTTTGACATATTTATATTGTTTAGGTTTTCTTCCCATACTTATTATATATATAACTTATTGCAGACCAAACTGCATCACTTATTTCTTTCTTACTATATATTTTGGTTCCGACTTTTTTAATCCCATCTTTTTCAACAGCGATTTTAAATTGATAACAAACAGGAGAGCAAGACCCAACAGGCTCCCTATAAATCCTATAGCCATTGTCAATACACCAGCGAGCATGGCTTTGATTGCAACCTGTATTATATTTACCAAGTTTCCATTTTTTGTTGTACTCATCAATCTCTTGCTGTGACCTCTTTTTCATTTAACAATTTATCTATTTTTCTTTTTAATGCAAAGTATTTATTCTTCCAATATGTATCTGGATTATCTATATAGTCTGGACTCATTGAATCAGAATCTAAATCTTGTTTTATTGTCATATATGCTTTCCAATAATTATCTTTATAATAAGCCATAGATGCAAACTGTTTTAATCCAACGTAAACAGATGCGTGGTCCTTATTTACTTCTCTACCTATTCTTTCAAGTGTATGATGAGTATATTCTTTGCAAAGTTTATAATATATTACTCTGGCGTAAACACATTCTCTTTTTCTGCGTTTACTTCTGATATCAACGTCAAGGTGTCTTGACACTTTATCAGCTAATGATTTTAATGTAAAATTATTCATATTTAGATTTTAAGTTTAGTACTTCTTTTTGAATTTCGCTATATTTTTTGTCTTCACTAAATTCTAATGCCCTGACAATACCTTCACAATATTCATACATTTCTTCTTCTTCGTATGTATATATTTCTTGTTCTATTTCTTCTAAAGGAACTCCCATTATTATATCTACAAGAGTTAAATAATATGCTTGTTCTATTCTACTCTTATAAACATTAAATGGTTCCTCTTCTAACAAACTCATTGGGGTCTTGTATTTTATTTACAAAATAATCTTCGTAGGTTTTGCAGACCTTTTGTAATTTATGTTCAGCTCTTTGCATTGACTCTTCACTGCAATCATATATTCCTATTTCTCCTGTACCTTTTTCTATTACAAGAAATGTAAAGTTAGTAACATTAAATAATTTAGAATATATATAACACTGCATATCGTAATGCCAAGTATTTTTAGCTGTCCATAACCAACCATCAAGTTTAGATGTAGTTTTTAAATCTATAACGTGATTATCTTTTAAATAATCAGCTTTACCTCGAAAAGGAAAACCGAAAAGCTCACCAATCATGGGAACTTCTGGGCTTCCTCCTCGTAGTAATTCACTCGCTTCTGTGTTCCTGTTCATTGTGTTTAGTAGTGACGCAAACGTACTATATTCTTTTTGTAGCATTACTTCTTTGCCTTCATTCTCTTTTACAGCATCTTTAAATTTATTTGTATATCTTGTAGAAGCATCTATAAATAAATAGCTGTCATCTATTCTCTCTGGTTCAAGTGCCATCATGTGAAATAATCTGCCTTCCCTTAAAGCTGGTACATCACTTCCTGATTCATTTAATGAATTTAAATATGATTTAGGAGAATCAAGTAGCTTTTTAGCAGAAGATGATGATAAAGCAGTCTTACCTAAATATCCATAGTAAAAACTATCATCATACATCTTTGATAATATCTCTTGTTTACTCCAAGTCTTTCCGTCTAATAGTGTAATTTGTTCATTCATAATTAAGTCTAATATTATTGCGTCCAATTATTTGTTGTAGTATTTACTTCTACATACAGCATATCTTTGGTCTGTATTTTTATATTCTGACACCATTGTTGGGTCAGACATACATCTTTTTAAATATTCTTTTTCTGTTTCTGTTGGTGTGGGTTTGGGTATTGGCATATTATTAACTTTTATATTTTAAACATATTTTGTTTATCCATATTAATTGTTTTTTTGTTACAGGTCTATTTTTACTAATAAGAGAACACATCTCTTTTATAAAATTTGTTTCCCATTCCCCATCCAACGCTTTTGTTTTCAAATTCAAAACTATATGCTCTGATTGAGGTGTTATCCTATACTTATCTTTTTTAGTTAAATTAGCTTTTATATATTCGTTATAATCATATTTAACTTCATTGTGATTATAGAATCCTACTTCTTCAAATTCGTTTTCTATTTTTGATGGAAATATATATTTCATAAATATTTCTGCAGTAAGAGTATTTAATCTGTCAATATAGTTTATTTTTCTTAATTCTTCAATTATTCTTACTACTTTCTCTTGTACAATATCGTTGTAATGATATGTTTCTTTATTGTTAAATTCAATATATTTTTTTTTGTTTGTACTTAAGTCAATATCATAAAACTTTTTTGCTCTAAATTCTTTACCTAAATAAACATTATGTATATAGTTTTCTATTTTTTTAGCATAAGGTATTCTATCTCTATATAAAACATCTGACACTCCACTATATTGAGCATCAGTCTCTCTCTTCCTTCTTATTTTATTTTTTGTAATTCCTATTTTAATAAAAGATTCGTTTTTTTTATCTGTATAAACATTAAAATAAATATACTCAAGATTATCTGGTTCACAAAACATATTGTACTGACCATTTCTCCATCTACAATATATTTTTTTATCTAAAAATATATCTTGTAAATCTATTTTTTCGCTTTTTTCCATATATCATTTAATTCATCCCATTTAGAATCAAAATCGTCAATTTTATATTCACCATCTTTTCCTTTTACTAAACGATGACCTGATTTATTATACTGAAAGTTTAAAAAATCTGCATGTTCATCTGAAATTTTGACGTTTCTATTTTTTCTTCTTACCCTTATCTTCATTTTGTTTTTTTTCTAATAGTTTCTGCAAGTTAGCTAATGCTCTCCAAGCTACTTTAGCATCATGATATAAACCATCATCGTCTAAAGTTCCACAGTCAACTAAATGTCTTGCAAGTGCATCTAATTCATCCTGTGACTTACTTCTATCCCAATGTAGAGGTGTACCTGGATTATGTTGCTCGTTTCCAACAAAAGAAACTCTGCTAACATATTTAATAGCATCAGGAAAATATTTTATAACACCAGAATATACTGGCATTTCTTTTCTTAATTTATGTTTATTCTTTTTCAAAACTTACACTTTTTGCATTTCCAAAACTCTCCTAACTTATTTATTGTATAAACAAAATCTACTGGTTTTTCAAGCTGCTTCCATTTTCCTACTTTATCCCAGATATAAGTTACTTTACATTTATCCAAAGGTACATCTTTTTTATCATCTTCAAAATCGTGAGACACTTTTAATATAGCGGCATCTTTTCCGAGATTAGCACACCAAGCATCTGCAATGCGTTCAAGAAGTAATCTTTGACCTGTAGGTATATAAGAATCTTTATACTTAACTTCAATCAATATAAGAAACTTATTATCAAATTCAAGTACAGCATCAATATCTGATGGGTGCATCTTTCCATTTTGAACACCAGTAAAATCTATTACCTGTCTAACTCTATCGCTATTTTTAATTAAACTACTCATACTTATCAAATAAAGATTTTAACTTATTGAGTTTACCAGCGAAACAACTTCCACAACTTGTTGCTTTTTCTCTTACATTAAAAACTCTATTATATATAGCAAGTAATTGATTTTGCTCTACACCTGTTATTCTATTTTTATTAGCTGCGTAAAAATCAGAAAGATAATTATATTCAGGTTCTGTTAAGCAATTAGGTTTATTATAAGGAAACATTTTATTTAATGCCTCTTTTCTTTTATCACATCCGCAGTCTTTTCCAAGAGCATCAAATACTCCATCAACTGCTGCTTTAATTCCTGTAGCTTTAGTTATTTTTTCTACAGTATCACCAACGCCTTCAGATTGCTTTTCATATTTAGCAACCCATTCTTTATAACGTTTGGTTCTTTTGTCATTAGGTTTGGGTGGTATTTTATTCATCGTTTTTATTTATTAAGTGAAAATCTCCGTTTATATAATCCTCAAAGTCTTCACCAAACTTTGATTTGATTATGTCTTTATAATTCTTACAACTATTAAAAATAGATGTAACACTAATATTTGTATCTTTAGCTAATTTACGCATACTAATATCAGTCTCATAGTAAATCTTAAATAGTTTTCTATCGTACCAATGCTCCCAGCTCTCTACTTCTACTTGTATTTTATTTAATATTTTATCTTCTGCATTTTCTTTTGCATAATTATAATTAGTTTCATCACTACCATCTACAACCTCAAAATTAACCTCATAATCATCTATTCTAATTATCTTATGTTTTCCTTTTGCTTTAGAATAATCAGTCCATAAATTCTTTAAAGTAATATATATGTAAAACTTATTGATTTCTTTTTCATTATACATAATTTTCTCTGGTTCCTTTATGTATTTGTTTAATCGAAGGTACATCTCGTGTACGAAATCCTCAACAAGATGTTTTGGTATTCCAATAGATAATCCCATTGCAATCCAAGTACTGTGGTTTTTTGACAATAAATCAAGCATCTTTAAACATAAATATATTAATCCAAACTATACCTAAACTAATACGCAATAAGTCTGCAGTAACATCAAATTCAGGAATCTCTATGTCTTCCACATAATCTATTCCTAAAACAAATCCTTTTATAAATTCTAATTGTATATTCATTCGTATTCAAATTGTACTCTTATTTTATCTTCTGGACCATAATATTTAGCCATATTGTTTATTTCTACTATATTTTGGTCTTGCTCGTAAATAAGCCCTTCTAACGCATCAAAAAAAGCTTTATTGAGATTATCTTGTAAATCTGGTTTTGTGACTTTAGGGGCCTTTAAAATGCGTCTCTTCTTGGCCATACTCTTTGGGTACGCATATACATATTCAATGTAGTTTACCTTGATAGGACAACCTGCAGGTATTATGTTGAAATCTTTAGGCAATTTATTTTCTATTAAAGTTCGTACATATTTTTGATAATCCAAAACTTTTTTAGGTTTATATTTTATTCCACCCCTTCCAAATCTTACAGATTGATGAGCCAGTGGACGTAGGTTAAGTTCAAAAGATAGTATCATATATTTAAAAAAGGTTCTTTGTTTATTGATTGAGGAATAGAATTTTGTATATAAGGTAGACCATCTGACTCTATTCTAAAAGCAAAGTCTTCAAAAGGATAACCTCTTGCCCTTCTACATTTAACAACTGCTAAATCTCTGTCATCAGGAGATAATTGCAGGCTAATTTGTGTTTCAGTTTTCTTTTCCATAAACGACCCTAAATGTCCAGTTGCTTTATCACTATTAAAGTTAGAATGTATTACAGTAATAATGTGTATGTTTAAGTCTTGCGTCCATCTCATTAAATGTTGTATTAATTTATTAGATTGAACTAAATCATTACTGTCTAATATTAAATCAGCAATACCATCTATTATAACAAGTCCTGGATTTTCTACATTATATAAATGCCAGTTAATAAAGTCTAATCTTTCAAAAGCAGAATATTCTCTTAAGGCATAAGTATAATAATCGCTTGTATCGTCACACATTCTAACTACTCTGTTGAATGTTCTTTGAGCATGGAATCTTCCTTGCTCTGTATCATAATGTATAAGTTTTCTATTTTTTCTACTACCTGTCAAATCTTTAGTGTATTTTTTATTACACGATAAATAAGCAGCCGAAAGCAGTGAAACAAGAAATGTTTTTTTACTTTTTGGAGCAGCAGATATGAAGCTAAAATTACCATAAGTTCCTAATGGAAGTGGTATTGGATTAATACCTCCTGTTGTTCCTTTTGATAAAGCAATGGGAGGATATTCAATTTTTTCTTCAGGGTCCACATAACTTTGCTGTAATATCTTTTTGAATCTTTCATTATAGTCCAATTGAGTTTGGCTCATTTTCATCTTTAAGTTTATATTTCAATAATTGTCTAACAAGTGCTTTCATACTCTTTGCTATCTCACCAGGCTTTTTCATCTTATTTTTATGAGCCACATCGTGAGCGAAAACACTAACATCTAATCTGTCGTAATAAAAGTCAGCATCAGTTTCAAGAATGTCGTTAATCTTATTAAGCATTTGAAACTCTACAAATAAAGAACTCAATTCTTCGAAATTGTCTTGGTTATTTTCAAATACTGTGTAAACAAACCAAGCACACATTCTCTCTAAATATTCGTATTCTCTATTCATATTAAAAAAGGGAGCCGAAGCTCCCTGTTACATTTAAAATGGTAAGTCAGCGTCAGTTGATGCAGAAGCAGTTTCTTTTTCTACTTTTTCTGCTACTGATACACTACCGTCAGTCCAAAAGACTTTGCCGTTACCAACATACTTTCTTGGTTCACCAGCTTCTCTTTGCTCTTTTGTCTGTTCTTCGAACATAGAAATATTTTGTCCATATTCGTTCGTTTTATCACTAATAGATAATGTATAGTTTTTATATACACCATCATTTGTTTTTATACTAATTGTACCTAATGCACTCATATAAATTAATTTGTGGCAAGTAATGCCTGTTCAACTTCTTTTGACATTGCGTATTTTTTCATAATGTCATCTATACTTCCACCATCTTTAACATACTTTGCAGCCTTAACAAAATTCTGCGAATTAGCAGTTAAAGTTGGTTTCTTAATTACTTCTGATGTATCATGTGTGTTTGTAGCATCAGAGTCTTTGGTATCATCTAATAAGAATAAATTACCAATTGCATATTTCTTTGCATAAGAAGATGCAGCTCCTGTTCTTTGAGGATGTTGCATACCTTTTGCATTAAAATCTATTATAGCTTGTGCAGATGATTCTATCTGCATGTTAGGTTCCTCACAATCAATTAACTTTGCAGTTGCTTCAATATATGGAAACTCTCCTACGACTTTTAACTCGTCGTGCATCTTTAAAATACATTTGTATTTCATTAGATGTGGTTTAAGTGCTTCAAGACAATCTTCAGCACTTCTATACTTATAGCCACCAAATTTATTCATTTGATTCTTTGGTGCTTTAAGTTCCGTTGTAATTTTAAGTAATTTCTCTGTAATATTCATAATTAAAGTTTGTGTAAAGATATATAAAAAAATTTAATATAACCAAATAGCAGGTTTTTTTTGGTCATCATTATCTACATGAATAAATGTATTTGCAATGCCAAACCTTCTAAAACCAACCATTGATAGTGCTTCAATAATTTTTAATCTTTTTCCTGTATCAGTACAATGTATATCTGCAGCTCTGCCAATTAAATGTGAACTTGCAGTTCCACCTCCAACTTTTCTATTATGCTGTGGTGTTCTATAACCAGAGTTAATTTTAAATTGTACACCAGCTATATCTCTGGCTTCGTCTAAACAATCTAAAAATTCTCTGTCCATAAACTTCTCCCCACTACCTGGATAATCAGGAGAGTCAAATTCATCGAATGTAAAATATCTTAATTCCATGTTGTAAATTTATAAAATATTTATATATTTGCAAAACGTAGCTGTAAATCTACGCTAAAAATTACTAAACTTCAATAGGAATATTGTTGGAACAGATAAATAGAATTTTGTTTTTTCTTGAGGGGGACTTTTTTCTTTTCTTTCTTTTTGTCCTTTTTCTTTCTTTTCTTTTTAAACTACCATAGTTTACTTTCAACTACAAAAGTTAAAACTATCATCCATATAGCAATTATCCAAAGAGCTGAAGCAATTAGAATAAGATATAATTTATTACTTTTTCTTTCCTTGTCCACGATATTTCTTTTTATAACCAGGTTGACCTTTAGAAGCGTTTTTAGAATGTACTCCAGGTCTTTTTTTCTTTTTAGGAGGAATATATATAACTACTTTGGCTTTTTTAGGCATTGTTTAAGTGTGAACCGTCACAGTAACCATTTGGGTCATTAGTGTTTCCACAGCCACATTTAGGTTTATCTGTTATCATTTTGCTTTATCTTTAAATTTCTCAAATGTTCTCATACCACCAAGCCCTAACATACCAATTAATACTGTCATTAAATGTTCCATCTGTAGAGCTGGAGGAACTTGTTCTGGTGATAAAAACCATACAAGTAAATCTCTTAATATAAAGTTATAGGCTAATGCTACACCACAAACCCATCCAATAAAAGGTCTCCAACCAGCAACAAATATCGTTCTATGTTGAGCTTCTATTTTATTAATCTCTGCTTGTAATTCAATTAGCTTTTGTGGGTCTATTTCTTTTCCTTTAAGCAGTTCTCTAATTTCTAACCCTAAACCACTAACGTTATCTTTTTTAGATATACCCAGTATGTTTAATAATGCTTTTAACATTATAGTCCTTGCTTAAATAATAACTTCTTAATGATGTTATTCCAACTGGTCTTAAACCAATTGTTAAAGTTTCTAAATTGCTGTGCTAACCACTCGAATAATTTTACCATAATTCTAATTATTTAATATAAATCTTAATTCTGTTTGAAACTCTCTTTGGTCTATCTTTAATTGTTCTATTTCATCTTCTACTGCTCTTGTATTAGGAAAACAATATTCTTGTTGGTTATGTGATGTTTTTCTTGCAAGAGTTGCTACTTCTTCTATTTTAGCATTTAAATTGTAATATGAACCAGCTATTGAAACAACAAGAGAAACAAGCATTACTACTTGTCCTATGTTGATTGAGAAATCTGCTTTACCATCTCCGTTAATATCAATCTTTGCCATTTATTAGTTGATATATTTTAATGATTGTATAAACCAACGTTGCTATAATTAGGAGTCCTTGTAGAGCTTCATTTATTTTTGCTATTGTTATTATATACACACTAATTCCTAATACTGTTGGTTCAAATCCATTCATTTTATTATTTTTTAATCATTAATCATTAGTTTATTTTAAATGCCATATATATATAAGTTGTACCATTCACATTTAAGTCAGTTGTTGATGTATTCATAGAAAATCCGTTTGAATCTAAATTAACATTATAACTTGTTGCCCCATTTTCTTTATTACTTGAACTAGGAAGTATGTATGGTCTTGCATTAGCAGTACCTGCATTATCTCCTACTGATACACTTCTAACGCTATCATAAATAAACCAAGAACCACTACCTGTGCTTTTTATCATAACAAAATCTGGTTGAAAACCTAAACCTGTAATTGAATTAGAACCCCCATTTCCTGAATAACTTCCAATCTTGCTATATCCAGCTACTGAATGGAAACAGTAGGCTATGTAATTATCACCAGATTTATTTGTATTATTACTTGTTGAAGAACCAGCAGTACAAGTTATTGTTGTAGCACTTATACCATCTCTAACTATTGAACCATCTCCACCTAATGCTGTAACTTCTCCACCTGTTGAATTAAGTATTAAATATCCATTTGCATTTGCTAAATCTTTATGTACAACTCTCCAGTTATCTATAACATCTAATGTTTTAAATATTACAAATTCTGGTGCTGCTGAAAGTCCGTGACCAAATGTTGCATTATTTACACCTGTCCCTGTATATTTAACGATTGAGAACCCTGCATCTTGATTTGCTTGTACTGTACTTGTAATACTTCCATCAGTATTGCTGCTTGTAACCCCTCCATTTGCTTTCCAACACCAAGCTACATAGTCAGCTCCGTTATTATTAAACCCTGCACTATTACCAACAGTAAACCCACCTGAATCAAAAGATGTTATTCTATTAGTACCAGTTGTTTCAGCAATTGTATCATTAGTAATTATAACTTTTCCAGTTCCTCTTGTACTATCAGTAACATAATGTGAATAATTTACATCACCTCTATCTTTCACCCAAACAAAATCTGGTTGGAAGCCTACTCCTGTTATTGATTGTGTGCTACCATTACCTGTATAAGTTACTACATTAAAATCACCTTCTGCAGCAGCTTCAGTTTCTATAATTTTTTTATTTACACTCATTATATTATACTTGGTAAATCATAACTCATAACTGCTTTTTTTGTAGTTAAAGCATTGATTTCTGATTCTACTGTATCACATTGGTCTCTTAATGCTTGTCTTGCTGAAGTTATATCAGCAGGTATTGCATCTCCTGTTTCTTGGTTTCTTATAATATACCAGTCTGTTTGTTGTAATTTAATCCCTGTAGAATGTTTAAAGTTATTTATTTGCTGCTCTTTTAATTCAGCTAAAGTTTTTACCCAAGTTTTATTTGAAACATCTTTAGTAAAAGTTTCACTTGCAGAATCAAAATATAATTCTCCTAAATCTTCTACTCTTGAATCGTAATCTGGAATTATCACATCATAAAAACCATAAGTCTTTAACTGCTCATCTGAAAGTAAATCAAATCCTCCAAGAACATTTCCCCAAGAAGATGGAAGTTTACTGTATTGTTTAATTTG